AAGCTAGCGCGTTTGATGCTATGTTCCCAGGCCTAAGCGATACAATAGCTAAACTAAAAAATCCTAAATCATATAAAGCTGCAGTACTAACTTATAAAGATTTAGTTGATAAAGATGCTATGCCGACACATGGTGCTATCGCAGGAAAGGTTGCTCGTATGTATCGCGACGTCGAACCACGTACACTTGGTAAATTCATTAGCGACATGATTAAGAAAAATACGTTAGCTGCGAGCTACGCATTGTAATGGATTCCTTTAAGTCATATGTTGTCGAACACTTTGGTTTGTATGAAGGTACAACCGTTCCTTTAGAACAACCAATGATTGAGATTGAAGAAGCGAAGGGTGAGTATCAGGGTAGAGAAGTCGAGCTCGAGTCGCCCCGTCGCGCAAGCGAAGGCAAGAAGTATTTAGTGTATGTTAAAAACCCAGAATCAGGAAACGTAGTTAAGATTCGTTTTGGTGATGAGAAGGGTGGCTTAACTGCAAAGATTAATGATAAGGCTGCTGCGAAAAACTTTGCATCACGCCATAACTGTGAGATGAAAACGGATAAAATGACTGCAGGGTATTGGTCGTGCAGGCTGCCACATTACGCAAAGGAGCTTGGTTTAAAAGGGGGAGGTCGATACTTTTGGTAGAGCCATATACAGACAATGGTGATATAAGAACGTTTGATATTACTGCTAGCCAAGAAGAATACGTTTGGCATAAAGATAAAGAAGATAGAAAAATATTAGTAGTTACAGGAAACGGTTGGCAACTCCAAATGGAAGATTGCTTGCCGTTTCTTTTGACTGAAGGGCTAAAGTTTATTGTGCCTAAGTATACATATCACCGCTTGATTAAAGGTGTTGACAAATTACAAGTTCGGATAACTCCATATGTATAAATAACTATATACATTTATACTTAACTGTGTTATAATAGATAGAATATAAATTATTAGGAATTAATTATGAAGTCGTTTAAATCTTTTGATCCAAAATACTTAGAAGAAAAAACAGTTAGGTTGACTCCATCTGAGTTAAGCAAAGGCAACACTAAGACTGGTGAATCTCGTGCTGATATTCTTATACGATTGATTAAGAACGGTGATCCTATTGAGTTGTTCACTGGTAAGAAAATTAAAATTCCTAATACGCCCGAACTTATTAGCCAGATTGAACGATGGCGTGATGATGATTCTGATCGCAAAGCAGCGATTGGTTTCTTAGACGATACAGGCTTCGCTCGTTCAACATCTGACCTCGGCAAGACTGATGTGTTTGGTGGTGGGGGCGGTGCAGGTGGTGGCACCCAGAATACAAAAGAAACAGAATCACATCAGTGCGCTATGTTACAAGCAATGCTCGACCATGGTATTCATGATATGGAATACTATACTGACGAAGTTATAACTGGAGCGTTTAAACGTATCTATGTTGATGCAACTATTGACGAAGTGCTTAAAGCGAACGAAAGTGAGAAATGGAAAAAGTCTAGTTATTACACTGCTATATATCTTATCACTAACAAAATCGTCAACAAAAGTATGACGTTCCATCGTGGTGATAAAGAAATGAATTATATCTATCAGGCTAAGAAAGAAGCATTTAAAAATAATGGGTTCCCTGTTCTCAAAGATGACAAATGGAACCCAGGTGATATTTGGGCTAAGAAGAAAGATTTAAACCTTAAGAAAGCGTTACCTGTTGATGCTGTTGCAAGTCTTAATCTTGCTATCCTTGAATTATATACGGCTCGCAATCTCGTTGGGATCTCTCTTAAACTTGTTAAGAAAGAAAGTCCCGCAGTGTCTGAACATAATGTAGAATCACCTCCTGATACTGATGATCACAAAGTTATGGATTTACAAGTTAAATCGGGTAGAGGAAGCTTTTTCTCAAACAAGGGTGGGTCTGTTGTATTTGATGAAGGTTCACTTGAACTACGAGATGGTTCAGCATACGGTGCTGTGAAGGCTGAGTTGAAAGGTAAGAACGCTCGAGGTGGAAGCGCAGGTTGGTCAGTAATGATTGATGCAGCTAATCAAGTATTTAAAACTCGTCTTAACCCTAAGTTTAAAGCATCTATTGTTAAACCTGCTAAAGCAATCGCTAAAGGGGACAAGACAGAAATTAAGAAGATGTTTGCTATGTTCCAAATGTTTGATAACAATACATCTGAAAATGATTTTAAGAAAGGCTTGGCTAAGAAAGACGCTCCTTGGATCTCTGCTAAACTTGGTTTATTAACTATCTTGCATACAGTAAATAAACAAAGCATGGTTAAGCAAAACCGTTGGGTAACAAAGGTTGTAAACTATGCTGGTTCTAAATCAGAAGATTCAAGTGCATACATTAAAATAGGTAAGTAAATGATATCTTTTAAAACATTTATATATGAAGCTAAATCACCATATAATCCATTAAAGATTACCGATTTCCGCAAAGACGAAAACCGAGGTTTAGCATTCATTAAAAAGGTTAAAGATGGTTCTCCATTCCAAGGAGTAAAGTATACAGACATTATAATTGCGCAGAGTGAAATAGATGCAATAACTAATTTCTTTACTGCCGATGAAAACAAGTTCCCACTTACGCGTACTAAACTTGAAGTTATAACAGACAAAGGTCCTCTGACAATTCCAGGATCATTTCTTAAGACTCCAGAGTTTGGTGGCAAAGGCCAGGGTTCAGGCACTAAAGCTGAAGACGCAGCTATGGCAGACTTCAACGATAAACTAAACTCAATCTTAGTTAAAGAAAGCCTTGGGCAAGTAATGATAATGATAAACAATCGGGTTGTAGATGTCGCACAGATGGTTTCGACAAAAGGGACTTATAAAGGTCGTGCACCAAAATCCGACATGACTTTAATTAATGCTTTGGGTGAGCCTCAAGCATATATATCGCATAAGGCTGGTAAGTCAGCTAAAGACTATCAGCAATACGGTGGTGTATCAGATAAAAAGTATAATAATAACTCAGACCTAAAATCATTTATGGATGCTGTACACGCAGAAACTGGCGGCACATTATCTAAAAAGCAATCATTCTATCGACCTGTTAAAGATGACTCACTTATTTTTGAAGCTATCTACGGGCCAGCTTACCCAGGACCTCCAAGTATCAGTAACATTGATGAGTTTCATTTAGGAAATATGGATCTTAAAGGGTCTGGTGAAGGGCCATATAGAATAACGTCTACACACTCTGGCAGCAACGGCGACAAACTTAAAGGTTCGTTCTCTGCAGTTTATGTGGCTAGGTATCAAGGTCGTAGGTCTCCCGCTAAAGCTGCAGGTGTTACTATTAAAGATGCCCGCGTTGGCATATTCCCATTAGCAAAGATTGCTTCAACAACTAAGAAGATTTAAATGAATAAACAAATGAAAAGATTAGATGAATCATTATTGAGTGTTGCAGATACAGCTTATGCCTTTAGGTTTCTTAAGCTGTTGATTACACCTTGGGAAAAAACTTCTGCGTATAAAGCAGGGGTTATTGACAAGAACGGTAAACGCGATAAGTCAGTTAAGATTAAAACTAAAGAACAGAAAGAATCATATACAATATTCCATAGGTTAGTTTATAACATCAAACGCTTAGTTGGTAACACTAAATTTACTTCATTCGTCTCTGCTTTATATTTGATTAAAGAAGATAGTGATTTAGATGATAACGTTTTGTATGATGCATTATGCGATGGGTTAGACGAAGACTTTTTCTTATACGATACAGATGCTCCATGGTTTATTAAAGAAGGCGTTCTTGATAGAGGAACATACAAACTAACAGGTGCTGTTGCTTCACCACTAACGGCTGAAGTTATTGCACACGAAGGCGATGAGGTATTTGTTGAAACTCATACACACCCAATAGAAGAATTCTTAGGGAATGACATATACGAAGTTACACATAAAGCAACACATCAAAAACTGTATGTGATTGCTGAGGATATTGTATAATGAAAGAAGATGCCCCAACAAACAGTGTAGCAAGTGGTGGAGTATCAATGCCTGCTGATGCAGTTCATGATAGAAACCGAAAGAAGAAGAAAAAGAAAACTTCAAAGTTATTTGATAAGGTTGTTAAGCGTGCGAAAGACAAAAAGATAGAAGAAAGCGCTGGGCCAAGCCAAGCGCACTTTGCTAATGTATACGCTCATGGCGGGTGTAGTGAATTTGCACTCGCAGCTAAAAAGTATCTTAAAGCAACACCGTATGTAATGTATAACCGTGCTGATGATAGCAGTGACAAAAGTGCTGAAACACCTATGCATGCTTTCTTTAAGTATAAAGGAAAGTTCTATGATGCTTATGGTGAATATAAAAGCACTGGACTATTTCGCATGGCTGAGCGCCAATATAATTATATTGAAAAGGGTGATGTTGACTGGGAAGAAGATAAAACGGGCAAGCTTATAAAGAAGACCTGGCCATGGAGCACAAGCGAGTCGAACATTGAAGAGGCTTGGAGCGACTTCCTTACTCAAGCCGATCCTAAAAAGTTTAAAGGTATAAAGGAGGTACAGTAATATGTTAGTACAAGCAGGAACAGCATTATTAGGACAGGTGTTAAGTCTGTTCGGAGCGAAAGGTAAAGCAACAGCTGCTGATGTTAAAGCGCGCGTTGATAATATGGGACGTTCATGGACCGATGAGTTTTTAGTAGTTATTTGGTTTAGTCCTATAGTTGTTATGTGGTTTAGCCCTGAGAAGTCAAGTGAGTTTGTAACAAACTTAACAGCAATGCCAGAGTGGTACATAGGTATTTTATATCTTATTACTGGTGCAGTCTTTGGGTTAGGTAAACTAAAGAAACCATAATAAACATTTAAACTTTAAAGGCCGGCGTAGTCATTGTATTGCGTCGGCCTTTTCTTTCTTTACAGAAACTATATACATCGAACCTGAAGTGTGGTATAATAGTATATATATTATAACAATCAACCAAAGGAATTTTATTATGGATAATTACAGTAAATACATTTTCAAATCTCGCTATGCGCGATATTTACCAGAAGAACAACGGCGCGAGACTTGGGAAGAAACTGTAACACGTTATATTACATTCTTTCAGAACAAACATCCAGAAGCAAATATACCTTGGAAAAAACTACACACAGCTATTCATGACTTTGAAGTAATGCCGTCAATGCGCGCATTTATGACAGCAGGCACAGCACTCGACCGTGATAACGTTGCTGGTTATAACTGTTCATTTGTTGCTATTGATAATCAACGTTGCTTTGATGAAATCCTTTATATTCTTATGTGTGGCACAGGTGTTGGTTTTTCTGTTGAGCGTCAGTTCATTGCTAACCTTCCAGAAATTGCTGAAGACTTCCACCCTACTGAAACAACTATCATAGTTCCTGATTCAAAGATTGGTTGGGCTAAGAGCCTTCGTGAATTAATTACCCTTCTCTATAACGGCCAGATTCCTAAGTGGGACCTCACGCGTTTACGCCCTGCTGGCGCACCACTTAAAACATTCGGTGGTCGAAGCTCAGGTCCAGAACCATTAGATCAGTTGTTTAAGTTTGTTGAGCTGCAATTTATTCGTGCAAAAGGTCGTAAACTAAACTCACTTGAAGTACACGACATTGTTTGTAAAATAGCTGAAGTGGTTGTATGTGGTGGTGTTCGTCGTAGTGCTTTAATTAGTTTGAGCAACCTTTCTGATGAACGTATGCGCGATGCTAAAAGTGGTGAGTGGTACTTCGCTGAGCCACAACGTGCACTTGCTAACAACTCGGTTTGTTATACTGAGCTGCCTGATATGGGTATCTTTATGCAAGAGTGGATGTCTCTATACAAAAGTAAAGCTGGCGAACGTGGTATCTTCTCACGTAAAGCATCACAACGTATGGCACCAGAACGTCGTGATTCAAGTTACGACTTTGGTACTAACCCGTGCTCTGAAATCGTATTGCGTTCTAAACAGTTCTGTAACCTTACCGAGGTTGTCGTTCGTGCTGAAGATACAGAGAAAGATATTCAACGCAAGATTGGATTAGCAACTATTCTTGGCACACTGCAAGCAACCCTGACAGACTTCAGATATTTATCTTCTGCTTGGAAAAAGAACACTGCTGAAGAAGCATTGCTTGGTGTATCTTTAACTGGTATTATGGATAACAAGATGACAGCTAAAACGTGTATGACCGATGCGACATTCTTGAATCGTGCTAAAGAGACATCAGTTAAAGTTAATAAGAAATACGCAACCATCCTTGGTATTGAACAAGCAGCAGCGATTACTTGTGTTAAGCCGTCTGGTACGGTATCACAGCTTGTGAATAGTGCTAGTGGTATTCACCCTCGCTATGCACCATATTATATTCGTCGCGTACGTAATGATGCGAACGATCCACTTGCTGCGAAACTAATTGAAACAGGTGTGCCTTACGAATACTCAGCACAAAACTCTAATGAAGTTATCTTCTCTTTCCCTATTAAGAGCCCTGAATCTTCTATCACTGTTGATGATATTACAGCAATACAACAACTCGAACATTGGAAAGTTTACGCAACGCAATACTGCGAACACAAACCTTCAGTTAGTATTTATGTTAAAGAAGATGAGTGGATGCATGTTGGAGCATGGGTATATGCTAACTGGGATATTATGAATGGTGTATCGTTCTTTCCTAGTGACGATCATATCTATCCTCAAGCCCCATACGAAAAGATTGATAAAGAAACGTTTGAGAGAATGACCGCAGAGATGCCTGATATTGCAGATGCACTTGATGAAGTAGTAGAAGTGAGTGATGAAACTGAAGGCAGTCAAACATTGGCCTGTCATGCAGGAAGTTGCGAGTTGTAAAGTTATATATAGATATGAAAGTAGTTAATATATCAAGAGATAAGTACGACGTATATATTGGACGGAGTTCTAAATGGGGGAACCCATATAAGATAAGCGATGGCCAGACAAGAGAACAAGTTATACAGATGTATGAAGAGTATTTGATTAGTCATTCCTCGCTTATGAATGACTTAGACGAGCTAGAAGGCAAAGTGTTAGGTTGCCATTGTAAACCTAAAGCATGCCATGGCGATATACTAATGAAATATTTAAAAGGCCCACTATTTAAAGGAGATTGAAATGCTAGAACTAGATTACACATGCCCTACTTGCGGAGCAGAGTATGTGCTTATGACTGACGAAGAAAAGGCTGCTAATTACTGTCCTTTCTGCGGGTCTGATGAACAGGAAGAATGGTGAGTGATTGGTTATATAAAGGCGAAAAGTTTGTTACTCCTGAAGATTTTACTTCTGACGACTGGATGGGCTTTGTTTATATCATTACTAACAATGTCAGCAATCGCAAGTACGTTGGGAAAAAGCTCTTTTTCTTTAAGAAAACCTTACCAGTAACAAAGAAACGTAAACGTAGAAAAAGGGTCCTATACGAATCCGACTGGGAAAAGTATTGGGGTAGTAATAAACATCTGATGGAAGAAGTGGAAACTGCTAACAAAGATGAATATACTCGTGAGATTTTACACCTATGTAAAACCCGAGGTGAGTTGAGTTATATGGAGTTAGTAGAGCAAGTTGAACGTAAAGTATTATTGAGCGATGATTTCTATAATGGTATCATTGGTTGTCGAATAAGTTCAAGGTCACTCAAGAACTTACAAGAAAAATAATTGCTCTAAACTATATACATTTCCTTAAAAGTATGGTATAATGGTATATACCAAACAATAAAGGTTATATGCAAATTATGAAAGATAATATCATACAGTTCCCGACATGGCAAAGGCTTATGGATGTGCATGAGGAACGGCAATACGAAACAGAAATCAAAACTGATGATGCTATAGAAATTTCTCATTATATGGTTGCTGCGTTACAGGGTGCAGCTGCTAATTTAAGAGAAGACTTTGGCGTTGATATTGATTTAGCCAATAAAGATGACTCATCTTATAAAGATCTTCGAGTCATACTTAACCTATTAGTTGCAACAATGTATAAAAGATTTGAGATGGATCATCTCTTTTCCGACGAACTAGACATCCTTGATGCTAAGTTAGAAGATTACATAGCTATTGTTGAGGATGAGTTTAATTATGACTTTAGCACAACAACAACAACATCGTTTTCCATAGACGATTTAGATATAGATTTTGAACCAGAGGAGTAAGGAACATTATACTTTTAGATTATAGCCAGATAGCAATATCAAATGTGGCCGCACAAAACCTTTCTGACCTAGATATAATTAGGCATCAGATTCTTAACTCAATTCGCATGTACAACAAAAAGTATCGTAAAGATTACGGTCAGATGGTTATATGTGCTGACTCACGTAACGTGTGGCGTTATAAAGAGTTTGAGTACTATAAGCATCAGCGCAAACTTGACCGCAAGAAGCGCGAAGTTGTTGCTGAACAGAACGGTCAGAATTGGACTGATATCTTCGAACTTATGGATGACTTGCTCCAGGACATTCGAGAAAACTTCCCTTGGAAAGTAGTTAAAGTAGATGAGTGTGAAGGTGATGATATCATCGGTGCACTTGCATGTCGTACTCAAGACTTTGGTAAGTATGAACCAGTTATGATTATATCAACTGACGGTGACTTTAAACAGTTACAGAAGTTTGACAACGTAGCGCAGTTCGCGCCTATGCAAAAGAAATTGGTTGTTGAGAAAAACCCTCGTAAGTATCAACTCGAGCATATTTGCCGTGGTGATAAAGGCGATGGTATTCCTAACATTAAATCTAGTGATGACCTATTCACTATTGATGGCTCGCGCCAAACGCCTATCATGAAGAAAGAGATTAATCTTTGGTTTGATAATGTTGATAACCTTAAAAGTGTTATGACTGAAGACCAATACAGAAACTTTCAACGTAATAAACTCCTTATTGATTTAGAGTCAATTCCAACAGATATATATAATTCTATAATCGAAACGTATGATGGTCATAAGCCTGCTAATAAAATGAAGGTGTTAAACTATCTCATTAAGAAACGTTTAAGAAACTTAGTAGAATGTACAGAGGATTTTTATAATGGCTAAAGGAAAAACTAAAGCGAAGGTTAAGGGCATTATCCCTAATCTATTTTTAGATGTTAAGCGTAAACGTTCAAAGGAATTGCGGCTTCAAACATTAGTTGAAGGAAAAACATTAGCAGCGCAAATCGTCCTTAAAGGCGCCTTTGACGACAGAGTTGTATGGGACTTGCCATCAGGTGCACCCTCTGACTATACGCCTAACCCTTTAGCTAAGAAAACTATTGAGGATTATCAGAATATTCTACCTATGTATGTTAAAGACCATACAAGAAACTCATGGGCTAATGGTAAACCTTTACAAGAAACTATGCGAAGAGAACGCGCTTGGTCTGATATGCTAGATGAACTTCATCCAGATGAAGCCGCTGTGTTAATCGCTATGGTTGATGGGACACTTAACAAGCTTTATAACAGCATTTGTTTAGACCTTGCTAAAGAAGCATTTCCAGAGTTATTTCCTAATGACTAAGAAAATTAAAAAATTATTCACAGAGCATACTACAGAAGTTGGCGAGACATATTTTTATCATATGTTTATGAATGTTCTCGTATTGATTGGCTTGATTGGAACATTCGTCACAGTTCTTATTCATGCTATCCTGCCCTTTGCTTTTGTTAACACAAGCAGAGACTCCATCAAAGATATATTAATTATTTTAAATAGGAACGGTGATGAGCGATAATAATTTAAAAGTAGTAGTTAGCGCAAGTATGTATAGAGAATTAGAAAACATGGGTAGTGACATGCGCAAATATGTTGTTGAAGCTCCTATGGATGATGACGATACTGACGCCCTTATGCTAACTGAAGAGGGTAAGTGATGCCAATTTATAATTTTAGAAATATTGAAACAGACGAAGTCAGCGAAGAGATAATGAGCATATCAGCTCGCGATGCATACCTTATTGCAAACCCTCAGTTGAAAGGTGTTATTCTTTCATCGCCTAAAACAGTTAGCGGCGTCGGCGAAATACACACTAAGATTGATAACGGCGCTAAAGAAGTATTTCAACGCATCGCTGATGCAAACCCTCATAGCCCTATGAACGATAAGTGGGGATCAGACAAGTCAAAGAAAGCCACAGAAAACAGAAACATAGTTAAAAAGCATTTTTCACATTTCTATAATTAAGAGTAAAGTAATATGTTTAAGCACGAACCTGTAGCATTGCCACATGATGACCTTATTACAGAACAAGGTAATGGTAAAAGATTATATGTAACGCCGAAGGGTAAGTATCCTTCAATAACAACCGTATTAGGTTCACTACCAAAGCCAGGCTTAGATGCTTGGCGGAAGCGTGTAGGCGAAAAGGAAGCTAACCGTGTTATGAATAGAGCAGCTACAAGAGGTACTGCAGTTCATGAGTTATTTGAACGCTATGTCAATAACGAAGAAGGCGTTGTTAATGAATATCCTTTGCACATTCAAGCCACATTCTTAGATGCAAAGCCTACTCTTGATAAACACTTAACTAAAGTATATCAACAAGAAGCACCTTTATACTCTAACCATTTAGGTATTGCTGGACGTGTTGATTTAGTTGGTGAGTGGGATGGCAAACCTTGTATCCTCGATTATAAAACAAGTAAGCGCTTTAAAAAGAAATCTTTTTGCGAAAACTATTTCATGCAAGAAGCTGGGTATGCAGTAATGTTTGAAGAGTTAACAGGAAAACCAATAACACAGTTAGTAACATTGATTGCTGGTGATGAAGGCGTTCAAGTGTTTGTAGAACATCGCGATGATTGGATTGGTGGTTTGATTAATGCCAAGAAACATTACGATTCTATTAATGGGTAAAGACAATGATTAACGTATATGGTGTAGGTCTTCCTAGAACAGGTGGTACAAGTTTGGCAGCTGCTCTCCGAGAGCTAGGCTATCATGGGTCTAACTCTTGTATCGTAACTAAGATTAAGACAACGACTGAGCATATATATGGTGATGACGACCTAACATTTAAAATAGATAATGATATTCCTCAGTTTATAATGGACAGTGGGTTTTATGGTTTCTTAAAGTCTGAAAACTTAGTTAGTTTAGACGGTAACTATAACCTAACAAATAAGAAGTTTATAATGACAACACGCTCGCATAAAGCGTGGCTTAAGAGTCTGACTAAGTATAAATATATAGAAGGGGGGACAGGAATCCCTAATAAAGCTCAGTATGAAACACTTATTAGAGAAAGTATCCCTTCTGAGAATTTGCTTACTATTGATTGGAGCGATGGGGATAGTAACTGGGATAAGCTTACTGACTTCCTAGATTTGCCACGTGTTAACGGTGCACCGTTCCCTTGTAAGAATTGTTGATATGTATAGGATATGGAGAGTATGGGCAAAGGCACTCGGCGATAAAGTTGGTAGCACAGACCGAGAAGCTGATGCTGTAGCGATTACACGGTCAGTTATTGTATTAATAAATTTAACTTGCGCATTGTTCATTATAGCGAACATTGTGCATAAGTGGTAGGGAGAAAGTAATGAGTGATTTAGATAATATAGATTTCGAGTTTGACTTCGGATTCTGTATCAAAGATGAAGATGAACTAAAGAGTGTACAGGATGCTCAAGAACAACTCAGACAGGCCGAGGCGGACGTAGTAAAGGCTCAGGAAGCAGCAGAAGATGTATCAGAAAATGGTTTAGAGAAAGCGAATAACCTTCTTAAAGCGGTTACACCTCTGTTGAATAACCTAGCTCAAAATCCCGACAAGGACTATATATATTGGCCTGGGCGAGTTGGCAAGATTGAAGACTTTAAAGAATTACTTAACAAAATTATTGAAGCATAATGTTTAAAAAGATTAAAGAAATATTTGGGTTTACCTATAGGTTTGATGTTGATAAACTTAGAACACAACTTATGCGTGATGAAGGCGTTGTTTATAAAATATATCTTGACCACCTTGGTTTAGCAACATTTGGTATTGGGCATCTGATTACTAAAGATGACTTTGAGTATGGTTTGCCTGTAGGTACAAGCGTTAGCCCACGTCGTGTTGAAGAAATGTTTGACATTGATATTGAGTGGGTATTGACAGATTGCCGAAGATGCTTTAAGTATTGGGACTTTTACCCTGAAGAAGCGAAACAAGTATTTGCGAACATGATGTTCAATATGGGACTGACTCGATTAAGTAAGTTCAAGAAGATGATCGTATGTGCAAATAATAGTGACTGGAAAGGCGCAGCTATTGAGGGCACTGATTCAAATTGGTATGTTCAAGTAACCAAGAGATCTGAGCGCCTTATGAGACGCTTAGAAAAGATTGATGAGTAAAACCACTGTTCAAAATGGAAAAGGCTCTAGCCGACGTTCTAAGGAGGACAAATTAGCTATAGCCAGAAATTGGCCAAAATCCATGTTATCCCCTTTAGACCGCAAACTTCAGGAACAAGCTAAGAATGCTTCTCAACCTGTTGATTCTAATACATAAAACCGCAACCCTTTGATTTATAAAGGGTTTTCTTTCAGCTCCCGTGGGATTTATAAACCCTTACAAATCAACGGCTTTAGACGAATTCTCGTAACTTATTGATTTTAAATAAGATTTAACCCTTTACATTCTATAGCAAACCATGGTATAATAGATATATTATAAAGGATTAACTAATAATGATTTTTAAAGTTACAGCAAATAGTAAAAAGGGCAAATCCCGTATCAAGGAACATGGTGATACTTGGGAGTTAGTACAGACAAAGATGAATGTGTTATTTGACACTAAGTCAGGTCCTTGGGTTTCGCTGAAATCCATAGAAACTGGATGTGAACGTTGGGTTCATGCCAGAGATGACGCCCATTTTGTTATAGGTATGGAAGTCGAGTAAATCTTGTTATAAATCAATGGGTTACAGTATGCCATTGATTTTGTTGAAGATTTAACTATATACATATTGTCCATACTATGGTATAATAGCTATTATTAAATGATTAACGGATATAGATTATGAATGAATTACACGACTTACAAGAACACTATTCAAACCTTTATAAGGATTTAAATGGTGTTCGCCCACCAAACAACCCTAGTGTATGGAATAGCATTCCAGCATTAGAAGTAGCCATAGATGATCTTTGTGATCAGGCTACTTCTATGATGGGTTATGATATTAACTAATTTTATTGAGTAATAAAATGAATAATAAAACCAAAGGACTGTTGGCTGTACTAAACGAGGTCGGCCCCGAATTATTGCAAGATGCTATGCTTTCGTTGAACGAGGAACGTAAGAACAACACGGAAAGCGACTACCTTCACAGATATGAGAGTGAATTATTGCTATTAGAAGATCATATTCGGGTTGTTCTGTCTAGTGTTAACAATTTACATTTACGCATAATAGAAGAAGAGGTAAACAATGAAAGTAATTAATTATGAAGTTA